CTTCCAACTCATCATTTGCGTAGATGCCGCGCATCCTTCAGCTATTACCTTTTCGAACTCCATTTTATGCTCCTGCAATAAATAGAATCCGTTCTTATTATCCTTTATAGTCTTCTTCCAGAGGCCAGGGATATGCACGTCGTCATGACTATCCATCAAGTTAGTGGTGTTAATAACCAACTGCCGCGTAATTTGCCCCGGAACGTCCACGGCTAATTCCGCCTTGGCTGTTACTTCCCCTCTTGCGTTTACGTAAAGCGAAGGGTAAGCTATTTCATCAGCCCACTTAATAGCATGTTTTTTTTCCGCTACAATGAGCGCACGGTTTTTTACCAGGAAGTCAAACACTTCCTTCTTTTCCGTCAACCCCTGCGGTATTTTTACTTTTGCCATTTTTATTGACCGTTTGATTGTTGTTGACTACTTGCTGTTTGTTGACCTTGCTGGCCGCCAGCTTGGCCGCCTGTTCCTGTGTCAATTTGTGCTTGTTGTTGTCCATATTGCTGCATGTATTCAGGTTTGTATAATTTACCCCTACCGTCCGGCAGCGGGTCGTCGCCGTTGCGCAACCTCCATTCGTCGAGCGTACAAAGTCCGTTATCCCATTCGATCTTCATCGCGTCGTTCATGCTTTTACGGGCGTCAGCGAGCGTCTTCTTATCTTCCTGCATAACAGGCACCTCGCTGAAGTCTTTGTCCAAGGTTAGGTTGCGTTCTTCCAGGCCGAAGGCTGTTGTCAATTGCTCATAATAACTGTGTGCGTCGGGTATTGTGCTGTTCTGATATAAGCCTTTTTCGGCCGCACTCATGTTATTATACGTGGTATCAGCCAATCCTAATATAAATGGAGGGAAGTTCAACCCCCGGCAAATATCCTTGGTCGACTCCTGTACCTCTTCCATTAACATCAGGTCTTTCGTGCTGTAGCCCATTTGCTGCCAACGCAATGTAGCTGAAGTTATAATTACCTTCCATTGTTTATTGCGCAACCCGTAACGAGCAAAGTCTTTTTGCAATCCTTCCTTTTCATCTTTCGTCAAGCCTATTGGCGCGTATTGATTATTTGCACCCGGGTCGTTGGTGAGTATACCCAGTGCCCCGCGATAGTTAATAAGCGTATTGCGACTTTCATATGCCCCGATAATATTGTTAATAGGTAAGGCTAGTGGCGTTAACTTACTGCCAGGAAAAGTTATCGTATCGAATGAAGGACTGAAGTCGCGGATTATAATTAAATCCTTTATTGGTATCTCTGTCCTGACTCCATTAAAAGTGAATGTTATCGCCTGCAACCCTACGCCGCCTGACTTCTTAAACTGCTCCTGTGTAGCATTGATATCAATCCAGCTTGCAGGTATGTTCCATAAAGAGGATGCGTCAATATTATCATTAAAGCCTACCGGCTTAATCGGCAGGATAATATTGAATCCGAATAATTGCTGGTAAATATAACCCTGAGCTTCGAATTGCTTTTGACTTTGAAGTGCGTTCGGATGCTTCATTAACCGGGTAATTTTCTTAGCATCTTCGCTCGTCTTGGCCTCCTTACCCGCGCTGTTCAATACCCACGTCTTACCGTTGATGAACGCTTGCGCCTTTCTGTTTATAATAGCGGGCACCGGAGGGCACCGGCGATACGCTTCTACGGCACTGTTATAGTTCTCCCACTTATAGTACCAGTAATCGCCTCCTGCTAACTCAAAAAACGCGCCGTCGCGGTAAGTCTTCGGGTCAATAGGGAACAGTTGATTAGGTTCAGACTTTTGCCTGAAGCCCCACGTAGCAGCCTTAAATAAATCCCGTATTGCCATATAAACAAAAAAGGCCAACCGCTCCGCCAGGGAGAGTTGACCTTCATTGAGGTTCTGTTAAATTATCAGCTTATCTTCTTACCGCTGAAGCAGGCACGGGCCTGCTCGCCGGATCTGTCTTAGTCGTCTGTATCTTGCCGCAACGCGGGCACTTTACGCGCACCACGCCCGAGGCTTCACAAAGTTTTTTATCGCAGTGGTTGCAGCGCACTTCACTTAGGCTCATTTTCTCCTGTTGCGTTTAGTGATTCTGCTAATTCCAGGCTTTCCGCTACGTTGATGTAAAGTATATCATCAACACCGTTCCCGCCGTTAACGAAGTGTATTTCGCTGGCCCCGATGTTATCAGCTTTTATCAGCGCCTTATTGCCTTCAGCTTCTATTGTCAACACTTTATCGTTATCGGCGAACCATCGCGTTCCTTCCGGTGCGTTAGTGGTTACGGTGAAGGATTCCCCATTCAGTACATCAATACGCTTTACGTTATACGCACGGCCTACGGAAAATAATACATCAATGTTCATGGTAAAATAAATTGAGGGCGACCGTGAAGCCGCCCTGTTAAATTACTTAGGTAATACGTCGCCGGAAGTTCCGAGCTGAGCTGCCAACGGATTATTGTACGTGTACGTACCGCCATCGCTGATAGTAAGCACTCCTTCACCAAGGTCGGCATCGGCTTCCACTTTCCATGTACTTACGCCCGCTGTGTCTTCGCTCACGAGATAGCCAACAAGTCCTGTCTTACCTGCCGCTGTTGCTGCGTCAATTTCCTCCTGCGTAGCCGCAACGGCTGTTGCGCCGCCGGTCAGGATTGAAAGTACTGCGCTTCCTGCTTCAACCGCCGAAGGCTTTTGTGTAGCAGTAACCGGGTTGATGTATATGGCGACTTTTTCTTCCGTGGACGATTGAAAATTAGGCATCTTATAATATTTTATAGTGATTAAAAAATAAAGTTATAAAACTATTTTTTAAAGGCGCCAAATATTTTTTAGTATATATCTTCGCTAAATAAGCATATGTTGGTTTCGTCTGATATCTGCCCTGCATTTCTTGCTATTACGGCCGCCTCACGTCTATTAACATACCTATCCTTACTTGTCAAAAAACCTTGTTCAATCTTTTCTTTATCTCGTTGAGGAAATGCAATTGAGGCGGGAATAAAACAGTTGTGATGCCTTCTGCCACAAAATACAATTCCAGATTTTATGTTAAACGGTTGATGCGGGTACACGTTCCCGTCTTGATACCAAATAGCGGCGCAAATAATATATTCCAATTTTGCCGCCGCTTCCGGAAATAATTTACCGTATATATCTTCTTCGTAATTCATATCATTCCGTTTTACCAAAGTTACGCCTTTCTGAATACACCACCGGTACGTGTAGCCATTCAAGTTCAATCTGTTCCTGCAACGAACGTATTGCGCGATAGTCGGCGTCCTCGGTAGCTTCAAACTTGACGAAATTCTTATGCTCATACCATAAGATAAGACATGGCATGCCAATCAACCCTCGTGTAACATATCCCTTCCTGCCCCAGAGGTGTGGCACTTCGTACTGCCCGCGCATGAACGGAATTAAATATGACTTGCCATCCTCTAATTTTAATTGCTCGACGCTGCCGGGGATAACAATATCGTCATCATCCAGGAAAATGCCGTGCCCTTCGTCCAAGTACTGAAGCAGTGTATTGCAAAACGTGTTGTAGAAGTATGGCTGCGAAGTGTCAGCAATGGTTGAGCAATGATGCAGGCCGATGGATACATAATTTAAATCCTGCACAGTCTGCGTATGAGTTAATGTTTTACACTGCTTCGGAACACTGGCTAACGCTCTTGCGTATTGCTGCGGACGGGCGTGGGTGCGTATGAGGAAGGTTAGCATATATCTCTGAATCTTGAGTTAAACTCATAGGGTTTGCTTTGCTTGATTTCTATTCTTTTTTGCTCATCATCAGAAATAATATCTATTTTCCTGTTTCTTACACGATTAATTTTATTTACAGATATATCTATAAAACAAACCCCATCTATAATTACGGGAATAATTTGACTTTTATTTATCATCTTGTATATGTACGCAGCAGTTACGCCAGATAAATTAGCAAAATTTTTAATTGTCTTTAAATTATCTATTTCTACGAACATAAATCAATACGGCAATTTCATTTTACTAGTGCGTAGAAAAAACGCATCCCCCCACGTTGTATTACCGGCCCACTTAGTTTCTACACGCGTGAACTCGCTTAGC